CTCAAGCCCTCGGGTCCAGCAATGCTCCATCGTATTCATAACAAAGTCATTGACCTTGAAGGGTGTTGACTGGAGTGCATTGATAGCCCGGTAAACCTTAGGCATGTCAGCTACCGCTGCTGTATCAAGATGCGTCTTGTCCGTTGTCTTCAGTAACGGTCGCCTCCTGATCACATCAGATTGGTAGCCGCCAATGAAGACGTTAGTCCAAGGCAACGGCTCTTCACACATGGGTAGCTGTACTGGATTGAGCATCTCCAAGTGAGCATGGGCACCCTTGAACCATTCACGTAGATCATCCGAGGGCTGCACCCATTGAAGGGATTTACCATGCTGATCTTTGCGGGCAACAATCTCAATCAATCCTGTTGACTGTCGCATCAACTCAAGACAAACAACACCAACACGTATTCGCTCGTCTGTTGTCCAGCGAGGCATAACAATGTCATGGTACTTGAGTGTCTTGTTGATGAACTTAGCCTTGTTCTTGGCTGACTTGTATCGGTCAAGAACACGGTTCATCTGTGCCCATAGTTCAGAGTACTCATCCTTGAGCAGCACATACTTAGCCTCATCTTCAATGAGACCGCCGATGGTTGCTGCTGTGGTGTTGAGCTTCCTACCCTGAGAGATGCAGTCAAGGGTGGCACGAGCAGTCAGTGCTGCCGCTACCTTAGGAGACACCTGTTCAATGAGGGGGAGGACACGATGCTGCCGCCCTGATGAAGTCCGAGCATGGTGGATCCAATCCTCGAAGTGATTAGTCAGTGCAACAACGCTGTGTTGTAATAGTTGTTGTCCGGCTGGGTGAGTGGACTCGATACCTAACTCAGTGGCACGAGATACCTTAGAGCGGTATCTCTCTCGCCCACGTTCCAGCATTTCTTGTTCTAAATCTGATTGCTTCAACTGCTGCTCCTGTCACGATCCGTGTCACAAGACGCATAATTGTACAGTTAATCTAAGGATTTCTCCGGGGGATAAGTGGATTAGCAATCCGCTGCATTACCGCTCTGCCATCCCTCCGGAGATAAAGATTAAGTTATACAGTTCAACTCAGGCCAGTTCCTTCAGCCTTCGTGTCACGCTCCGTGTCACACGGTATCAAATCTTCAATGTTAGTGCAAGCCTCCAGCTTCTCGATGTCAACCTTGAGCTTGCGAGTATTGAGGTGGGTGTACCTCTGTGTAGTTGAAAGGTCTTTGTGACCTGCCAACTCCTGTATTGTCCTGAGGTCAGTACCATTCTGACTCAGACGAGAGCAGAAGGTATGCCTCATGGCATGGAGGATGTCGCCCTTACCCATACCGATCCTTGCTCGAACTCCATGCCATTCCTTACAGGCTGCATCATAGTTCATACTGAAGAACCAGTTGTTTGTATCCACCTGACTGAGTAGACGGTGGACACGGGTGGTCATGGGTATTGACCTAGCTCCATCGTTCTTGGTCTCACCCTCATGAAGGACGATCAACTTCTCATCGAACAAGATGTTGTCACGGGTAAGGCCGAGAGCCTCACTGATACGCATCCCGGTATCAAACAGGATGACAATCAGCCTGAAGAACTCGGGGTTGTTGTTGAGCTTGCATGCCTCAAGGATCAACCTTTGTTCCTCTTCGGTGTACCACCTGAACCTAGATGGTGGTTCACCCTGACGAGGGATGTATGGAAGACGATCCAAATCCTCACGACGATAAGAGTGCTTGAGTACCTTGGATACTACGGACATCTTCCTGTTGATGGTGCCCGGAGAATTACCAGAGCGTTCAAGCTGGATGGTGTACTCATCAAGGATGTCGGTGGTGATGGATGACAACAACGTCTCATCACCTAGATCATCTCTGACTTGCATCATCCTGTTCTTAGCATTGCGGGCATCCTTCTGCTTAGACCACACTAGGTCATACACTTGTTGGGATACCTCACCAAAACATTTACCCTTATTTATCTCCTCCTTCGGAGTCTCATCAGGGAAGGGATCAAGTCCCTGCAACAGGTTGGCCTTGGCCTGTATCTCACAGTCCTTAGCCTCCTGCATCGTGGGTTTGTTGCGCCGATAGCGAACTCCCCCATGTACAAAGTCCACTTGGAACGATGTACCTCTCACACGGATAGTCATATCTACCTCCAATTTATTAACGATGATAGATTCTACCAGAGTCCTGAGTCTTTGAAAAGATTTATCTTTAGCTAACAAGGTCTATCGCTTTCTGTGTGGGAGAAAGCAATACTTCCCTGTCTTTGAATATTGCAGTTGCATATCCAGTGTCAACAAGAATGGTGCGAAGCCGCCTCGAAGTCTTGTCTGTTGTGGCTAGTAGTTTAGTGATCCATGTATGAGTGAGTGGTTCATCATAAGTACATAGAAGCACGATCAACAGCCTCAATCTTATATCTCTAAGTTCACACTTATCTCTGAACCTTCGGTTCACTAATATCACAAACTTACGTATATCTTCATTTACCATGTTTGATTTCCCCCTATTAAACAAGAGAATTTTTATCAAACAGTTTTTCAAATAACAACAGGAGAATTTCCAGTACTAAATTAGTACTAATTCCTTACATGTTCAATCGCATGAGTCATAAGTTCAATGAACTCATCAAGGTCATCATCACGATCGAGTGAGATAGCTAACCACTCAGCAAACTCAGTACCACTCAGTTCTCTCCATGACTTAGCAAACTCACGGGCCTTGGATCGCATCACTTGTTCACGCTTGAAGCAGTCCAACATTCTCTGCATAGTTTCATTGGGTTTCATAGTTGTTTCCTTATGTAATAAAAGCCCCCGCATCGGAGGGGGTTACCGATACGGGGGCCAACTGAAAGGGAGATGTAGAGATGTGGTTAATCAGAAGTCGGAGGAGACAGGTCTAACCTGATCAACGTCATCATCATACCCTGATGTGATTGTCTTGGGTGCTGCTTCAGGTGCATAATCCTTGACAATTTCGAGCAATCTGTTGTTGCTCCCGTGGCGTTGGAAGATGCTGCGACCTCTGCCGCGCTCAGTGAATGCGTTGACAAGGGACCACGCATTGCGTTCCTTGTACTCACTGTAGTTGGGATTGTCCCACTTATCCCACACATCTTTGACACCGGCAGGGTTGATTACACCAGCCCTCATACTGTCCATGATGATGTGGTCAGCCATGCGGTTGGTCATCTCAGTATTCTGGAGCGACTGGACTTGCTCCTCCTGAGACTGGAACTGACCAAGCAACTGATCCACACCACCATAGACAATCTTGTAGATATCATCCTCAACATTCTTGGTCTGCTTGCGTCGAATAGTACCCTCGACCTGACCGAATGTGAGACCATTGGAACAGATACACACCTCGATACCAGTGATCAACTGGATGGACATGGACTTGTCGTAGCTGTTCTGAATGAACACCTGACGATTCATGGTCATGCCACCTACCTCATCAGTGACTGAGGTGTGCCTGATATTCATCACGGTCATGAACTTGGCGGGTGCTTCTTGACCATTGACCTTGCCGTTGCCCACGTAGTGCATTGGCTCTGAGTGTTCAAAGTTAGCACGGCCAAGAGCATTGGACACCATGTCGAACAGACGATGGTGGTCTCTAGGCTTGTGAGTATCGGTGACCGGGGGAGGTGCAAGGCGACTGACCTGCTCGGTAGTGTATGCCTTGCCCCATGAACCCATGACGTTATTAGTCGGAACGGGAATAGTTGAAACCATTTGAGTCTTCCTTTCAATTAAGACTGTTGAGTTTGACAGTGTAATTGTTGGCACCACTGCCGTGTACCTTAATAAATATATTCTTTGCTTTTTTCTTGGAGCCACAACATAAACCACAGTCATGGCACTGAAGGTTATGTGACTCTGCTAAACATAGAAGCTCGTCACTTGTAGGCTCATCATCAGGACCGCCGACACGGAAAGTCCTATATCCCATGTAGTTAGCTTCCTCCTTCTGAGTTAGGTTGTCCACTGATGCCATCACATAGGCACTCCAATCCTCATCGCACCACTCCCATTGATGTGTGTATCCAGTGCGGGTAAGCCATTTGAAATCCATGAATGAGTCAGTGACTTGGAAGGGGACAGCAGCGGGATCACCGTAGGCACCCAGCCTGATTGATCGGTGAGTGTGATAGAAGGCACCGAAGTCAAGAGGGTCTACCTTCTGGTACTTACCCTCGGTCCATGACTTCCAGATAGCACGGGGTGCTTGACCCACATTGACATAGCATGAACGCCGTTGTCCATCCTGTGCCCGGTGAATACAGTTGCCACAGATAGACTCATCTGCTCCAGTCTTGACAGCATCAACAGGTGACACATCTTGTCGGAGTATCCAAGTCTGGATCATGTTGCCTGTCTTACGGTTTGAGGAGGAGAGCGTGGCGACATAAACAATAGGACTCCCGTCAATGACGGAAGCCCCTCGCCACAACTCCACTCCCCCTAGTTGAGGGAGGGTGTTGAGTCTCATTGTCTTTCCTTTCAGTTGCCGATGTCAACGAGTTGCTGAGTGAGGTACTCAACCCTCTTTGCAAAGTCTGTTAGCTGTTTGATGAACTGAAGTCCTAGTTTAGGGGGGTTGTTGAGTCTCATTGTTCTAAGAACTCTGTCTACATTATTGGTATCTGATAACAGCTTGGCCTCTTCAAGCAAGGCATCAAAGTCATACTCACCTTGATCCCATAGATCTTTGAGGTGACTTATTTTACTCATTAGAATGTAATCAGACTCACACACCTCCCACGTTAGCTTGCCATAGCGGGGCAGTTCGTTCTCTATGTGGTACTCAGCGTAGGGTTTAATGTTGTACGGTCTCTTCATTGTCTTTCCTTTCAGCTTGGTCAATCAATGCTTGCAGTGCCACCGCCTCCTCATTGAGACGAAGCACAACCCTCTTCACATACGAACACTTGGGATGCTCTTCCTTCTGTAATCGCTTGAACTCTCTCAAGTTTTTACTGATCTCAATTCTCTTGAAGGCAAGGGCAACTTCAACGTCAGTTATCTTGCTCATTCACTTCCTTTCTTGATCCAGCTACCTTGACCATCCACCCACTTTACCCAGTCCTCAGGCAGCCAGTTATCTGTATACACAGGAGGCAAAGGGCACTTGTAATCCCATTCAGAATTCTTGAATGCATCCGTGGTGTAGTGTGAACACGCATTTAATTTCTGTAGTTGTGTTGGTCCTTCAGTCATCGTTGTCTCCATTCATTCTTTTACATTCTTTCTCTGCTTCATCTGCGGATCCGTGGTAGCTGACCACGAAATTAGCAGGATGAAGATTGTCCAGAATAACAAAGCCATGCTGCTGTGTGTCTTGCCACGAGTAACGTTCATTCAGAGTCATCGTTAGTCAGTCCTTTCAAATATCCACTCTTCACCATCATCAAACGTGATGTGAATTCTCATGTGATCGAGTTCCGCATTGAGGTTGATCTCCTCAATTCCATGGGTGTCAGGGTCATACCCTACAACGAATCCATCCTTGTTGCGTACAGGACGCTGCAACTTCAGCAGTCCACTATTCACCACAACCACACGTTCCATTTCATCCATCGAGTTGCTCCTTTACTTTCTTCCAGTATTTAATGGTGGCCTTCTTCTTGTACCCATTAGGTCCACCGTTCCAGATACGTGCCCGATCCTCATCGGTGGGTACACGCTTCAACCTACGTTCGGTTGCATACCGGGCCACGTAGGCATCAAAGATCTTACATGAATACTCAAGGTCATTGCAGTCTTGATACGTACCACCGATGGATGGATCGTACTGCACTGCATCAGTCCAGCATGCTTTCCATATCTGCAATGGACCGATGGCGTTGCCCCCATCACCAACAATCCCCGAGCCAGTACGGCCCGAGGATTCTACTTGATGGATGGCCTTGTGAAGTGGGGTCATCGACAGCAATAGTGCTGCCACTGTAGTTACTATCATCAGCTCCACCCACCCATCACATTGAGGACAGGACGCACGGCATCCTTGCCCTCGAACACATCAAGCCACGCATCCTGTGCGTCATTGAGATTGCCCGCTGCGTCTTCAGCAGACTTGCGGTTCCTGTAGTCAGTCATCCCCGGTTCCGGTTCACCCGTCAGCAGGTTGAAGACAGCCCACAGTGAGCCATTCCTTCTCGCTTCATAATCATTCATAATTCATCCTTTCAGTTGATGTTGTCGAGCCTTCATAGCCCTTGTTCACAAGCCATTCAGTACAGTCACACACAAGAAACGTACCCTCTTTGAGTGCTACGTTGTCGCCGCTCTCAAGCGCAAGTTGTACGCTCTTCTTCGCACCAATACGCATGCACCTGATCTGGTACTCACTCAAATTCTCAAGTGGTTTCATCATGGTCATTCCTTTCAGTTATGCCCAATCCTTAGCGAGCTTTTTAATTTCCACAGTGAACGAAACACGGAAGTCACCCGGCATAACGTGGGACTCTGGACAATCAGTGGACACGAGGACATTCTCCTCGTCCTCAACCTCGACGACAAACAACTCGTCGTATCGCTCGTCGTATGGGTTGTACAGCTCAACCCTACGACCACGCGACAAATCGTCAGAAGTCAGTTTGCGATACTCCATGGTCATTCCTTTCAGTTGATGTTGACACGAAAAAACCCACCATCCCAGTTAAGGAATGGCGGGTTGAGTATGGAGTTAGTCTAGCTTCAGCCCTTGGGGATGGACTTCAGGTTCTCACGCTCGGTTCTGTTGACCGCCCGCTTGTTCGATGCCTTGACCACAGCCACCGGGTGACCACTCACCGACAGGAGGTAGGACCAGTTCCCAGCATTCAATTGCTGACCACCGGGCCACCCACAGCGCACACTGTTATCGGTATCCGCCATGCCCTTCAGCTCGGTCACAGCATTATCCCACGCATCCCGCGCCCGCTCAAAGTCAGCCCGTGCGTCCTCCTCCGAATAATCGGTGAAGCAATCGAACATAGCAGCATTCAACTGTCCCA